ATGGAGTTGCACTAAATGACTCCAAGCGGTAAGCCTTATGAGCTTCTTCTGCAGTAAAGGTAATAGTGTAACCATTCAAATCACCTTTAGCAGTTCCAGTTGAAGTTGAAGCAGCAGTAACTTCTGCACCATCAACTTTACCAACCATCCATATATTATTGTTGTTATCTTGTACAAATACAACAAGACGGTTTTTAGCAACTAATTCAAGTTGTTTTCTACGTGCAGCAGACAACTTAAAGAAAGTAGCGGTAACTGTTTGAGTGTAGAAAATTGTTCCATTCTCAACAGATGAAGCCACCTCTTCAGTGAAGTTTCCTGTGTGCTTTGGTAGTGTGTATTGATACACTGATGCAGTAGGCAAGCCATCAATCTCTTCACTTGTAGCATCTACAGTAACTCCACTTTGGAAGTCAACTAATTGCTGCAAAAAGATAGCTTTAATACCGCCTACAGTTTCTTTGCAATCTAATGCAAATCCTGCGGTTAATTCACAAGCCATATTATTATAATTTTAATTGTTATTATTTACAATAAAAGGCAGGGGACTTATTCCCCCACCTTTTTACTTGTGTTTAATTAGTTGTGTCCGATTACACAATCACTTGTGAAGCCGATTTGAACTCCGATACGGAATTTCATCGCCATACGCACTTGATCAGATGCATCAGTCATAGACATATCAACAACTTTAACTTCAGCGAAGTCAGAGTTAGCATCAACACCTACGAACAAGTTGTTAGGCTCTGCAATAACTACAGTTCCGTTTGTCATTCCAGGACATACATAAATGTCATATCCGTCAAATTGCATATTGAACTCTTTGAACGCGTTGTACTCGAAAGCATAACCCAAAGCTGCGATAGCTTGCTTATACATTTGAGCAGTGTAACGGTTCATATAGATTTTAACTGATGGTGAACCAATCAAGGCAGCAGGCAAAGCAGCAACCAAAGCAGTCAAGTTAGCAATGATAGTTGAAGCAGTCATTGTAGCTCCCCAAGTTTGGTCAGCAGAACCAGACAAAGCAGCCTTCAATTTCTTTTCAAAACCATCAAAAGCAGGATAAGTAGAACCTACCGTAATATCACCTTGCCAGATTGTAAACTCAATGTTTTGAGCAACGTTAGCAGCAGCGTAACCAATCAAGAAATCAGTGAAGTTAGCAGGAACAACATCATTGATAAATCCACGACCTGTTTGAGCAGCTTCCCAATCCTTTGCGAACTCTGATTTACAAATTTCCAAGTTAACTTTCAAATCTGTTACAGTCAAAACTGCTTCAGTCAAAGTCAAATCAGTTGGATCTTGGAAATCGCAAGTAAATGTTTGAACCAAGTTAGCACTTGACAATTTCTTAAGAACTGCCTTATACTTAACTCCCTCTTTCAATGTAACGTAACCTTTTGCAAGAGTGTCACCACTCAACAAAGCAGCGTGAATGTATGGTAATGCTAATTCACCTGCGTATGTACTTGTAATACTAATAGCCATTTTTTTTATTTTTTAGAATTAATTATTTGATATGCGCGACTTCTTGCATCCATTGCTTTGAATGGTGTAGGTTCTGCGCTTTGTTTTTGTGCAACTGGATTAGCCTTCTTCACTGACTCGGTAGCAGGTGCTTTAGACATCTTCTCAATAGTTGCAGATAGGTTTTGCTTTTCAGCAGTCAACTCGTTAATCTTGGCTTCAAATCCTTCAATCAATTTGTTGATAGTGTTTTCGAACTCCTCGCGTGAAACTCCATCGAAAGAAGACTGTTCTACTTCTTCGATTTCAATCTCAACCTTTGGTTCTTCTTCTTCTGGCTTGTCTTTTACTTCGCTGATTTTGCCTTCTACTACAACCAAGATTTTACCTTCGGCAGTTTCGTGTTCTCCATCGGGTGCAGGCATAGGATTACCTTCTGCATCCATAACAAAGATTTCCGAACCAATACCAAATTCAGCATCGGGTGAGTAGATTTCAGTACCATCCGCGAGTACAGCCATAGCCATCTGTTTTTGCTCTACCGCTTCTTCCACAGCTGACAAACTAACCCCAAAGGATTTTAGCTTCTCTGCGTACTTGGAAACGATTTCGTTAACTTTACTCATAGTGTTGATAATTACTTTGTATAATAGACGCATAAATTCAAATTTGTTTTTACTTTTGTGTCATCCCATTCGGGTAATGTTTGTTCATTTTTCTAATTGTTTTTAAGTTCAACGAAGAAAGCCCCTAACGAGGGGCTTCTTTGTTTGTCGGGTAAACAATACACCTGCACGGGTGTAATAAATTATAACGCGCTTAATTCATCAGCTAATGCCTTCATTATCTTTTCGATTTCCTGCTCTGCTAAATACTCTTCGCTCATTTCAGTAAAGAAACCTTCTAAAGAAAACCCTTTAACATTACCTTGTTTGATGTCACTCCACACTTCATCGTTATCTACTTTCATTCCGATACACCAAGTACCATCGGGAAATGAAAATCCAAAGTTTTGGCTTTTGTCATGTTCGCCTTCTTTGATCCACGATTCAACAACTACGCATCCTGCTACAGGCACTTGATGTTCTAAATTGCTATTGTGGTGCATATTACGCTTTAAATACTCTTGCGCTATCTTGTTAATAGTGTCCTTTGAGTATTTACAATAGTAAGCCTCACCAGCACCATTAACGCGGTAAATAAGTTGGTCTGGTATCATTACCGCACCATATAACATCTTGCGCTCACCTTCTTCTATTGCCGCTTGTTTAACTTGCGTCTTTGACAATGCTACAAAGTCAACTTCAATAGCAGGATTCTCAACTAATGAGATTGCGTTAACTCCTAAATATCCACTATCATCAATAGTGTATTCTATAACTTTTACTTCTTCCATTATTTTATGATTTTTGATTGGTCTTTGATTTTTTGTTCTGCTTCTTGAGCCGAACTTACATTTGTAGCTAACACATAAGTTTGAATCGGTTGTGCTTTATTACTACCTTGATTCAGGAAAGATAAATCCACCGCAGGGGCGGAAGCAGTACCGCCACCACTTCCACCGCCTAACGATGGACTTGGCTGTGAACCACCTGTATTTCCTGCATCATATTTCATAGCCGCAATCTTTGCAACATTTGCTACACCTGCAATACCAGCCGCAGCCGCAGCAATATAACGAGATGGCCCTACTAATGTTGGGTCAGCAAGTGCTACTTGTACCGCTTGTATTGCACCTATTCCCGCTTGCGCTAATTGTAAAGCCTTGTTTACTTTAAATGATTGTTTGGCATTTAATACACCTGTAGCAGTTAATGCATCGTTTAATGCCATCAATCCACCGATTGACTCTTGCGCTAACCTATAACGATTCTCGTATAGATTATAAAGTATTTGCTCTTGTCTTTCGGCACTTAATTTTTCAGTTTCTTCTACTGCTCTTGCTCGCATATTTGCAGAATCTTGAGCAAGTTTTTCAAGTGATAAATTTAATTGAGTTTCCCTTTCTAATTTAACAGCATTGCGACCTTCAATAGGTTTTAATTGTATAGCATCAACTTCTTTTTGATACTCGGTTTCTAACTGCTTTAAAAGTTCATTGTTTCCGTGTGCTAACTTTCTTTTTTCTTGGTATTGAAGTTCCGCTTGTCTTAATGCTTTTTCATCATCAGTTAAGGAATTTTGATATCGTTTTTCCTGCTCTGCTTTTAAAAACTCCGTTAATGCCTTTTGGTCATCTCTAACCTTCTGCAATCTTTCCGCTTCTTTCTTTGCGGCTTCTTTTGCTAATCTATCTTTTTCGGCTTCGGCTTCTTTCTGTTTCTTTACCTTTTCATCCTCTAATTTCTTGGCTTCTTCGGCTCGTTTCTTTTCGTTTTCGGCTCTTTCTTCAGCTTTGGAATCGGTTAACCCTATCCAGTCCATGAAATCAACTAATCCCTGCGTAACTGAATCAATGGTTGTTTTTAGGAAACCAAACATTTTACCAACCAATCCCCCCGCTTTTGTCAGTTCTTCAAAGTTGGCAACGATTAAAGCAATAGCGCCACCAATTAAAAAGATAGGATTTGTTAGTAAAGCCTTACCCAAATCGAGCATTGTTTTACCAAAGCCTTTTGCGGCTGTTGAAAGGTCGCTAAATTTAA